CTCCGGGGATACCAGAGATATCACCTTTGTCGAGGGTCGCGCCAGCAAGTCTACGGTCTACATATGGAAACCATTCCTTGAGGTATTTTACTACATCTCGTTCGGCTCCTGCACCCTTAGCCTTGGCAGCGCGACCACCCATTACTTAGTACCAGCCATTACGATTATGGAAGGCTAATGCCCTCGATGGAGTATCGTAGCGGTGTTGGATATATTTCAATCCTAATTCAATCTGACGTACCATAGGAGTTCCTTCATCCATGTTTAACATCTGAGGTATTCCGTAGGCACTTGAGCGTGGATTGTCTGCTGTATAATCCCAGCGAGACTCTTTATTCCACAAGGTGAAGAGTGCTTTCCACTCGTATTCACTTTTGTACATCGCAAGCGCTTCTTGTCTGCCAATTCTTTTGGCAAGTTTCTTCATATCCCTAAGAGATACGAAATGTAAGTTCTTGCAACTCTCGGTTGCTCCAATAACCACTGCTTGACTTTTCTGGAACATCGCACCCACAGCGTGAGGCAAGGTTCCCACAAAGACTACAGCAGCCATTATCCAAGCGTATGTTGTCAGTTTCATTATTACTCCTCAATTGGCGCGGTTGCCTGTGTTCCACAGTCAGCACACTCCATATCTAGAAAATACATACTGATAGTACCATACTCATCGAATGATACTTTCAGGTTCCATATGAAACTCCCACAGATGCATACACTGGTAGGTTCACCACGTATATCCATCGCCCTTGTATAATCTGGTTTTAGTTCTGTTATATGTTTAGTCATCATCTTCCCATTCTTCTGGGTCTACTGTAGTAGTAGGAAGTCCCCAGTTGGGGTCTGGAATTATGGGTTCAAATATACTCATATTAACCTCTCAGCGATGTCAGAGACATCCATATATTCAGGGTTAAAGTTCAACCAATAGGCAGTGTTGCCTGATGGGTCTGCCTTACCGTACCGGTTCTTCACTGGTGCTATGGCAATAAAGCCGGGAGCATCAGTACCCACGGTACAGATAAGAGCGGGTAACTGTGCAACCATGCCCTGCAAAGCAGAACGTGGCTGACACGGTGTACCCGTGTAGGACTCCTTCGTATGATGAAGTACTACAACAGCAGCGTTAGTATCTCTTGCGAGATATTTTAGTTCTTTTAGAGTTGAGCGCATGTTCGCAAACTCTTCTCCGCCATCATTAGCCATATCCATAAGGTTATCGATAACAATGAGAGTCGGAGAACAGCCCCACAACTCCTCGAAAGCAGATACTTCTTGGTCAAGGTCATCAAGCGTTGGGCTTGAATCGAATGACCAGAAGATATGCCCCGAGTTCTCGTTAATGGTCTTACGACTACCAGCAACATCAGTCTCCAGCATATGTTCTGCATCGGACTGAGGCTTGCCAGTAATCATAGACAGCAGGCGCATAGCCATAGTGTGAGCATTGGTATCAGCACTCACGTAAAGTGTAGGAACCTTGGCACGAAGCGCAAGGGCTAAAGCAACGGAAGACTTACCAGCACCGGGAGTACCAGCAATCATCGAGATTTCGGCACGTCGAAATACGATTTTATTGATATCAAAGGTACGGAATACTGTTGGAAGCGGTTCGCCACCAATGTCTTTCGTACCTACGGCGCGGGCAAGTGTTCTCATTGTTTAGAAACTATTCCATTCTGCATCGCCACGGCGAAGCCATACTGGTTCGCACTGGTCAGGAGTTCCCTTAGGTGAGGGGCACATGTATGCCTTCCAAGGACCCTTAGCACCAGAGCCTGTACGCTGTGACATTACACCATGCTTACAGGACTTGCCAGTTGGACCTACAGTTGATGCTGCAGTTTGTGTTGGATGTGCAGTGTGGTCGATTGTTGACCCCGGAAATTGAGCAACGATATTGGCTGTTGCTTGTGAGAGATTAGCAGGTGCACCACTTAGTGATTTACCCATCTCCAATAGAAGGTCTTGTGATTCTGTCACACCGACCACTGATTCAAGCGCCTCACAGAATCCTGCGTAAGTCTCATGTGCGACTACGAAGATTCTGCCGTCAGGCAACTTGCTACTGACTTGGAAATTACCAGTCATTAGTCTTTCTCCTTTTCTTGTTCATGGTTGAACCCTATGTTGTCCCAAGCATCTACCATATCATCGATACTGCGAAGTATCGGTACGATGCTGCTAAGAAACGTGTCCATTAACGAACTTGCAAGATGATACTACACCACATCTGCCACAGTTGGACAAGTTAGGCAGGAAGATAGTTTCTTTCCTAGCCTTATCAAAAGTATTGAGGATATCCTCTACGCGTTCAGGGTGTAGGTTGTCAAGGTTCCATAGAGTCACATGACCAGTACGTGCATCCCAGAAGCCCGCTCTGTGAACGGAAATCCCTTGCTTCTGCAGAGCCCACGCATAGACTGCTAGTTGCAAAGGATGCCTCTGGGATGACGCACCTGTTTTGATATCGAGGAGCACCCGATTCCCCTCGAAGTCGACCATAACGCGGTCAATTGCCATCTTGACTGTAGCGTTATCTATATCTATCTCGTACTGCTTTTCAACAAAATCTTCATAGACAGACCAGTTCTTGCGGAATTCAATCCACTTCTCAAGCATCCAGATGCCCTCACCATACCACCATGACATGTCTTCCTTCTTGGCATACTGCCAGTGTTGCATGTCACCATGGAGTGCTTCGTCCTCGGCTACTTGGTCATACCAGACCTTGTTCCAGATGCTTTCGGCATCTCCACCTTCAAGGTCATAAACTTCTGTGGCTTTATGGACAGCGGTACCGCCAGTAAACCACACAGCATGAGGTTCTGAAACGCCCTCAATCTTAGTTAGATAATACTTCCAACCACATTCTTGCCATGTGTTGAAAGAGGAATAGGAAATATGCTTAGGTAATTCGTTCATGAAAGCAGTGTAACACACCCACTTTAACCCCGCTGGTTAATACGACACGGGTTTCTTAAATCCTGCCTGAATCCGGATTTTAAGAAACGCCCCCCTACCCCCCAAAAAAAAGAATTGGTGGTTCAGGGGAGCGATGCTGTATTCAGGCATTTGCCGTCATCCATCATTTGAAGTTTCCGCCCCACGGAGTGTCCGCATGCAAAAGATAACACATGTGGTACGATTTCTGCATGATAGATTATGATGAAGATGATATGACCGTATGTGACCGCTGTGGAGACATAGTAGGCACTGAAACAATAATTAAACTAGGCGATGAAATCTGCGAGAACTGTTGGGATGATATGTAATGGCGACGTACGATTATGAATGTCCAAGCGAAGGATTTAAAAGTATTATTGAAAGACCTATAGCCGAGGATGAACCTGACTACTTCTGTGGAAGTTGTGGCAATAAACTACGGCGTGTCTTTACTGCGCCACCTGTTAAGTTCAACGCTACAGGATTCTACTCAACAGGCGGATAAAAAGAAAAAACCCCCCATCTTAGTATTTCTACTAAAACAGGGGGTTCTTGTAGGCAGAGCCTACTTCTTTAAGCCAAATTCCTTTGCTGACTTGTCAAGGTACTTAGCAGCAGGTCCAACAAAACCAGCGATGAAGGCGTAAACCAGCACCTTTGGGTCTGTCTCTCCTGCCATGTATAGCGCTACTACTGCTGCACCTGCAGCACGAGCATAGGTTAGTCCAACTTGCTTGAGTGTATTGATATCCATTTGTTATCCTTTACTTAAGGTTTCTTAGCCTTTACTTAAGATTTAAATACAGGCTTGCCAAATCCTACCACACTTACTGCCTGAGAACGGCGCAACTTGCTGCCATTCTTCTTCTTGTAAGCACGGACTTTCTTGCATACCTGACCACCATTACGCTGGTCGCCCTTCTTATCTGGGGCTGTGTTGCCCTCGATGCAAGTAACTGTACCGTCTCCGTTGTCCTTGACAACAATACCAACATGTGAGATGCGGTCTACGCCGTCTCCTGGGAAGTCAAAGAAAACAATATCTCCTGGTAGTGGAACTGCTTCCTCTGCCTTTTCCCATTGACCCTTCTTGATGAAGGCTGCTGCTCCTGCTGGTGTATACACACAGTTAGGAATCTTAAGACCCACTTGGTCAGCGCACCAGTTTACGAATGAGCCACACCAAGGCTGGAAATTAGCCTTAGTAAATGCTCCGTACTTAGTCTCGTTGTCCTTTGGACCTTCGATGTAATCGAGTTCACCCTTTGCCGTAGCAATAAAGTCTGCTCTCTGTCCCATTATTCACTCGCTTTCTTGTCAACCTTAGCAAAGGCTGCGTTGATTTCTTCTGATGTGAGGCTTCCATCGGCTAGATAGAAACGTGCTAGAGCCTCAAGAACTCGTGCTGCACCGAGAGCACCAGCAAGCGTTGCTGCCTGCCATA